CTGGGGCAAAATCAAAGGTGGCCAGCTCTGGCAGCTCCGGGCATTCGTCCGGCAGGCCACAGTGGCCGAAATGGTGCGCTGGTGTTATGACCTCTACGAATGGGCCGGCACCGCGGGCGTTTCCATAAAATTCTACTTGGAGGCAAACTTCATGCAGGACAACTTAATGAAAGACTTTGCAACCGAGGGCGATCTGCGCGGCTACCAGCTGCCTATCCTGCCCGACAAGCGCAAAAAGCCCGACAAGTTCCAACGTATTGAAAGCAGCGCCGCAAATTGGGAGCGTGGCTTTGTCTTCTACGACGACAGCCAGAAAGACGACCCCGACATGTTGCGCGGCCTTGACCAAACCCTCGCTTTTCAAAAAGGTATGCGCGGCCACGATGATGCCCCCGACGCTGACGAAGCCGCAATTTACCTGCTTCAAAAACACTCCCGTATTTCTAACTTCATGCCGTCTTTTGGTAAGCGGCGTAACGCAAAAAATGTAACATGGTGAAATTTATTAAAAAATTCGTCTGCGCCTGTCTCTTTGAGTGGCGCAAAAAACGTGCGATTAAGCAGGCGCAGGAAAATGCCAACACTCTGCGCCGCAAATTTCTGGTGCTGGTAAAAGACGGTCGGCCTGTGGTCGTGTCAATGCAGGGCGTTAAGCAGCTCATTGCCTGCCACCGCTTTGCTAAAGGCTTCACCGCCGAAACAGCCCGCAAAATTGCCATTTATGAGGCCACGCCCCAACCCGTTAAAAAGTAATGCCCTATGTTCCTGACCGATGACGACTACAAGGCTGTGTGCGACGATTTCGAGTTTGAACAGCTCCAGGCACACACCGACATACGCCTCCAGGCTGAAAAGGCAGCCATGGAGAAAATAAGCTCCTACACCCGCGACCGCTACGACATGGCCAAAGCATTTGCCCAGAAGGGCGAGTGCCGCAACCCCATGCTGGTAGATTGCGCCGTAAATATCACACTTTACACCATGGTGCATCGTCTGCCGCAGTCTATGGGCAGCGACCGCCGCGAGCAGCTATATGAAGACAGCATCAAATGGCTGCGCGATGTGCAGGCCTCCAAAGCCTCCCCCGACATGCCCAAATATGTGAGCGATGAGGGCGACACCGACAGCCACAACCCCGTGCGCTTCGGCTCTGCCATTGGCAAAGTGAAAAAATGCACCTGGTAATTACTAACCATTAAACGCTTGTTAAATGAACATTTTACAGAAAATTGGCCATATCTTCACCGGCGAGCACATGTATAGCTCCGACGAAGTGCAGCGCATTGCCGCTTTTGTCAAAAGCAAAGAGGGCCGCCGCCTCACTGCCGAATTGATCCGGCAAACCGACTCCCTGACGCAAAAGGACGTGGGTATGTGGCGCCAGGCATGGCAGCAGGCCATTAACGTGGACAACCCCAAACGTCAGAACCTTTACGACATTTACACCGATTGCATGGTCGACCTGCACCTCGAGGGCTGTATTGGCCAGCGCAAAGGCATGGTGCTAAAGCAAAAATTTCGCCTTGTCGGTGCCGACGGCAAAGAGGTGGAAAAGGCCACGGCACTGTTTACCCGCGAATGGTTTAACGATTACTGCTCCTTGGCGCTTGACTGCCGGTTCTGGGGTCACAGCCTTGTGCAGTTCGGCGACATTCTGAAAACCGCCGACGGCCTCACATTCGACGGCGTGGAGCTGGTGCCGCGCAAACACGTATGCCAGGAGCATGGTGTGCTGCTTCGCAATGTCGGCGACGATTGGCGCAGTGGTATAAGCTACCGCGAGGGCGAATTAGCCAACTGGTGCCTGGAAATTGGCAAACCCTACGACCTTGGTTTGCTCTTGAAGTGCGCCCCGCAGTGTATCAGCAAAAAGAACATGCTCGGCTTTTGGGATATGTTCGGCGAAATTTTCGGCGCTCCTATGCGTATAGCCAAAGCCACCACCACCGACGACGCGGAACGCGCCAAAATTGAAAGTGCCCTCGAAAACATGGGCAGTGCCTTTTGGGGCTTGTTCCCTGACGGCACCGAAATAGACATTAAGGAAAGCAGCCGCGGCGACGCTTACAACGTTTACGACAAGCGCGTGGATCGTTGTAACAGCGAAATATCCAAAGGCATTCTTAACCAGACAATGACCATTGACGCGGGCTCCTCGCTGTCGCAGTCTGAAACCCACCTCGACGTGTTCGAGAATGTCATTGAGGCCGACAAAACCATGCTCGCCAACAATGTGAACGACCACCTGCTGCCGTTCATGCTGGCCCACGGCTTCCCGGTCGGCGGTATGCGCTTCGAGTGGGACGACGCGGCAGCATTCACCCCGTCGGAACAGCGCGAAATGGAGCGCGTGCTTCTGGAGTATTACGAAATTGACCCGCAGTATTTCACCGACAAATATAACGTGCCCATTACAGGCGTGCGCGAAAAAAAGACACAGCCCGACGCTTTTTTCGAGTAAGCCCCGCGCACACTGCTGAACTGCGCGCCAATTACGGGGCTTTCCATGCAGCTGTTAATATGCTTTATGAAGACGGCGGAACACTGACCCTCGCCGCTGATGACGACGACACACCCACCTTTGACTCCTCCGTCTTCGACGACGTGGCCGACCTGATCTACCGGGCCGGCGGCTTCGACATAAACCAGATTAAAGACCCCAAAGTCCGCAAGCTCATACTTGCAACTGTCGCCGCCATTAACCGCGGTGTCGACGCGCACCTCCCCACCGACGTGCCCGACACTCTGCGCTATGCGTTAGAGGAAAACACGTTTGTATTTTCGGGCTTTAAGACGTTCCACGCTATGCGCGAAATAGGCTTGTCGCTGGTCAATGACAAAGGCGAAATTAAGCCATACACCGAATTTCAGGAGGACGTGCTAAAGCTCAACAACCGCTATAATCGTAACTACCTCTATGCCGAATATAAGCACGCCGTTGGCACCAGCCAAATGGCGGCTAAATGGGCAGCTATGGAGCAGGACGGCGACCGCTACCTGTTGCAGTACCGCACGGCAGAGGACAACCGTGTGCGCGAAGACCACGCCGCCATGAATGGCATTACGCTGCCACCCTCCGACCCGTTCTGGGATAAATACTACCCACCGAACGGCTGGGGCTGCCGTTGCACCGCCGTACAGGTGCGCCGCGGAAAGTATGCCGAAAGTGATCCCGCCCACGCCATGCGTCTGGGCGATAACTCAACCGACGCGGCAAAGCAGCAAATGTTCCGCTTTAACCCCGGCAAACAAATGAAACTGTTCCCGCCAAAGCATCCATATTACAAAGCACCCACGGCGGCTAAAAAGGTCATTCAGGCAGAGGTTGAGCAGTTGACTAAAGGACAAAAACGGAAACGCCGTATTGCCGAAATTATAGCAGAACTGCCCGCCACCCTGACCAACGATCAGCGCCGGGCTATTGCAGAAAACTGCCTGCGGCTTGAGAAAAAGTTAGGCGTTACAAAGGGCAAGCCCATGAGCGTAGACAAAGCCGACAAACTGTCTGCCAACCCTCACGTTCTAAAAAATAGAGGCTATCGGATTAATTGTTCGGCTACCTCCGCGGCTTTCGTCCTCCGCGAGCGTGGCTTTGACATTGAAGCCGGGAAATGCACAAAAGGTTCCCAAATAGACGATTTTTACCGTGGAAGGTCGCTGTGGTACACCCTTTGGAAAAATACAGACGGAACACCTGCAAAACCCGTTACTGTGCTTGAATGGATGCAGGAAAAAGGTGAAAAAAGAATAACCCCGCAAATGTACAGGAAATTTTATGAAGAAAATACAAAGCAACCCGGGACGTACATTGTCTCCTTGCTATGGCGTGAGGGCGGTGGACATTTCACAGTATTAAAGCGTTTCGCCGATGGTACTCTTCGACGTATTGAGCCGCAATGGGATAACTCCAAAGATTCAAAATATAGCTATATGGATTTAGACGAACTTTGTAAAGAAGGAGCTGTCAAAAAAATCCACAAGTCGAGGGGTGTTATGCGCGTTGATGATAAATTGTTTAATGAAAATTATTCAAGCATGTTCGTTCAAAAAAACAAATAACGCGTGGTCTGTTGCAGCGTTAATCGTTTCAACGTTTTCACCGTCATAAAGGTAAACCTCGGGGTATCCCGTTCCCGCCCCATTATCCTCAACAATAGGCAACGCGAACACTTGGCGGCCATTATAGTCGCCAACATAAACAGCCGTAGGCTCTAATGCTTTTACTTTTGCAGGAGTTTCCATTTGTTGCAAATATACTAACTATTTGTCGAACTTACAAATAAATAACAATGTTAGACCCCGCACAACTCAAAAAGGACATTATTAGCGACATGAGGGTCGAACTGCACGACGAATTCGACCGCAACTTCACCCGCAAAGCCTTTTTTACGAATAAGTGGAAAAAGCGCCGCGATCCAAACGCCCTCGGCTCCCTGCTGGTGGTGACGGGTAGCCTGCGCCGTTCCATTCAGGCCACCGAAACAGCCACCGGCGTGCGCTTCACCTCCAACCAGCCCTACGCCACCCTGCACAATGAGGGCGGCAAGGGCACTGTGACCGTGCGCCAGCACTACCGAAAGAGCAAAAAAGGCAACACCTACGCCGTGCGCCAACACCTCCGCACTGTCAACATGCCGCAGCGCCAATTTGTTGGCGACGGCCCCGAAACGCAACGCATTATTCAGGGCGTTATCGACGACAATGTCAACCGTTATAACCAGGAACTAATAAAAGCATTACGTAAATGAGAAAACAGCTATTTAAGGCTATTGCAGCCAGAATTAAAGAGCAGGTGCCAGCCATTAAGTTCATAGACCTATGGAATGAGCACCTCGCCGAAATTACCACCACGACCGCATGGCCGTGCCCCTCCGTCTTTATTGAATTTGAGCAGTACGACGTGCGCCAGCTGGCTAACCACGTCTGCATGGCCGACGTGCCGGTGCGCCTCCATATCATTACCCGCACAGTTTCCTACTCTGCCGGCTTTAATGACAGCCGCCTCGACGCTGCTCTTGACTACTTCGACCTTATCGACCAAGTGCACGCTGCTATGGCCACGCTGGCGGGCGAAAACTTTAGCACGTTCATGCTTTCGGTGTCGGCCACCAACCACAACCATGCCGAACTGATAGAAAGCATTGAGCGCTACGTCACCCGCTGCCAATTCCCTGCCGCCGCCCGTCCTGCCCGTCAGGTAGCAGTGGCGCAGGTGAAAATCAAACAATAAAAAAGCCCGTCAGTCTCTTGCAGGCTGGCGGGTTTTTGCGGTGTCCTCATTCGGCAAAGTCGAACATTAATTGAGGGGGTGTGGGAGCTGGCGGTTCGGGTGGTATATTCAGGTAATTTAGGTAGGTACGATAACACATCGGGTAAATGGGATAAATATACCGTTTCCACACAGCCTTGTAACATTTTGAGTTGTTACCGGGTTCGTAATAGCGGTCGGTTAGTGCTTTGATTAACTTTACGCGGTCAAATGTGCTTTTATAATGCCTATTATTTCCCATTTACCGAAATTTTGCGTATATTTGCAATGTCCTTTACACATCGGGTTGCGCGTGCTTCAGGCTTCGGCTATGGGGGCGCGCTTTTTTGTGCCGCGCTGCTTCGGGTCAAACGTCTGTAACCGACAGGGGGATGATATGCCAGCCCTTGTCGTCCTTGAACTCCGCACGGATATACTGCTTTGTTTCGGCAGGCTGGTAGCTTTCCTCTATGATTTTAACGCCCTCTTGGAACGTCTCGTCGCCGGTTTCGTCAGCCATTTTGCGAAGCTGGAGCACGCGGCTGGCTTTCAGTGTGCCCTTCTGATCACGCGCCAATAGGCGAAGCACGGCGTTGACCAGTGCGCGGCTGTTGTCGTCCTTTGCCAGGCTTTCAATGTAGCTGCGCACCATGGCGATACCTTCTTCCACTGTGTCGCGGTATGCGTCCACGGTGTTGGTGCCCAGCGTTAGGCGCATCATGCCGTCCGACGTGGTGAACGTGTGGCTGTGCTGCCCACTTTGGGTCAAGCTCATTAGGTCGGCTTTCATGTCGAGCACCATTTTGAAGTTCTCGAAAACGGCGGTTTTTACGGTTTTGATCTGCTCCGACAGGGCGGCCAGCTCCGGAATGGCTAACGCCACCTGCTCGTCTACGATCTGCGCGTAGCTTTCGCGGTTTTCTTTACGCTTTTGCAGGCGGGCTTTTTTCTCCTGCTCTGCCTTGAACGCGGCAAATTGTGCCTGTTCCTCTGCCGTCATTTCGACGACTGTTGTTTGGGTTGTTTCCATTGTGTTAAATGGGTGTTTAATGGTTAATTAATAGTGTCCATGTAGTCGTTTGCGTCCGACAGCTTGCCCAGGGCAAACGCGCCCAGCGTGTTGAGGGCAACAGCCGCCAGGGTCAACACTCCGCCGACGAGTGCGAATGGCAGACGCACGGCAGCTTTCACGTAGCTGAAAATTTCTTTTTTCATTGTTGATTTGTTTAACTGTTTGTAATATGGTTGTTAGTCGTTGTCGTCGTAGCCGGTGAAGTCGTCTGTGTAGTCTTCCAAATACTCCTGAATGTTGGCTTGGTCTTCGCACCACTCTGCCACTTTTCGCAGCAGCCAGCAATATGTGGGCGTGTCCATTTCAACCGTCTGCACCCTAATGGCGCGCTGTATTTCGGCAAATGCCGTGTTTTCGCTCTTGCTCATTGTAGTGTTAGTTTAGAAAGCCCAGGCCGCCTTCTGTTTTGTAAATTAGTATCTGTTTGGCCGGCTTCTTCGGGTCGGTAGCCACCTGGTCGGCTACGTCGTCCACTGCGTCCCGGTCTTTTATCTTGTTGTTGAACAAGTGCACCAGGTTGCGCAGGCGCTCCAGCGGTATTTTATTAAACTCGGTGTGCTTCGTGGCGCGGCACGCTATGGCCTTTATTACCGTGGCGTTGCTCTCTCTGCCGGTCATTCTTAGCCAGCTGCCTATGGCGGCCATGCACTGCTTGCGCAGGCGGTCATATTCGCCCCGCTTCTTCCCGCCGGCTTGCTTCGACAGCTTCGCGCAGAGGTCTATCAGGTCGTGCGTGTCTATGTCCCGGCTGCTTTCGACGTTATAGGCAGATATAAGCTCCCCCTTCTCGTCGGCGGTCATGTTCAGCACACTGCAAAGCGTGTGAAACTTCTTCAACAGCCCGCGGTGGATTTCGTCCATGTCTTTATTTTCTGTCATAGAACTGTTAATTTATTGCTGTTTATAACTCTGCCCAATATTCGCGCGCGCCCTGTTCCCAGATTACATAATCCTGCCCGCCCTCGCTTTTGTCGGTGTCTTCGTAGCGCGAAGTGGCAAAGGCTTTGTAACCCTCGACTCTTATCTTAATATCAGCATCGTAACGAATATTTTTTGCCATGTTCCCCTTGGGCTGCCCTTTGTCTTCGTGGGCTATGAAGACAAACAGCGTGTCGGGGTTGTCGTCTTTTAGCTTGGTATAATCGCGCATGGTGAAGCCTATCCAATAATTCACACTGTCTATTACCACAATGTTAGGGGCGTTTTTCCTTGTCAGGCGCTCCCTTATGTCCGATAGGCTCTCTTTGCATAGCAGTATTATTTTACTGCCTACTTCTTCCATGCCCACGCGCTCCCATGCTTTTTGCAGCGACAAGCTCAAACCCTGCTCAAGGCTGTTGTAGGCCACGCGCCCAAAGTTCGTCAGATACTTGCACAGTTGCATTACGTAGGTGGTTTTGCCGCTACCACTGCCGCCGTACACTATCCACGACCCGCGCATTTCAGGCCGTCCCAGGCTTGCAAGCCACACACCCTCGAAGGGTGCCGTCTCAAATTTGGCCTGCATCACGTTTTTGTTACTTATCGCCCTGCGCATTTCTCTTACTGCTCTATGCTTTCGCGCAGGGTGTGCGCGTCGATTAGCTGTTCCAGGGCTTGCATCTTCACGGCGGCTTCTGCCGTGGTGCTGGCGGTGACGGTAAACACCACCGTGCGCGTGCCGTCGGCTTTATGCCCTTTGCCAACGCTTATATCAAACGGCAGCGCGGCGCGCAGCCAATCAACCAGCAGGGGCATCACCTCCGCAGAGGCAACGCGCAGTTTTACGCTCTTGCTCATTGTGCGCCTCCTTTCTTTTTGGCTGCCCACACAGCGCGTTTCACTCTGCGAAGGTCGCACTCTGCGCCGGCTATTATTTCCTGTATGGTCGCCGGGTCGCTCACGCCGTTGGCTTTGCATACGGCGGCTATGTCTTCGCCGTTCACCACTTGAAGCTGCACGAATTTACGCCCTATGCGGCTGTAAATTTCCTCATAGCCTTTCTTTTTCAGGCGAACGCCGCGCTCTATGCGGTGTTTCAGGTACTCGGTGGCCACCAGGATAATACCGCAGTGGCCCTCCAGCTGGTTGTACAGGCTTATGAAAAAGTAAAGCACCTGGTCGCGCAGTTTGTCGGCTTCGTCAAGTATGATCAGCGGGGCATCGGCGCTGTTTAGTGTCTCCACTATGGTGTCCATTTGCTCCGACACGCTGCCGCCTACGTCTTTGCCCAGAGCGCGCAGCAGTTTGTTTATGAATGTCGGGCGGTTCCAATACTCGCTGCACATTAAGTGGTACACGCCGCGCGTCGTCTTGGTGTAGCTCTTTATGGCTTCGGTCTTCCCGCAGCCTGCAAGCCCGGTAATGGCTATTACGAGGCTTTCTTCTTTGGCCTGCTGCATCAAAAAGGCCATGCGCTTGTAGCCGTTGGTTTTCACGATCTGCCACGCGCTGCTGTCGTGTCCCAGCTGTGCGCCCACTGCGCGCCACATGTCGTCGCTAATGGTTTCCCAATCGCCCGACAGCATTTTGCTGACGGTGGCGGTGCTGGTGCTGTTCTGGCTGCGGGCTGCCTTGTTCTGGCTGCCCATTTTGTCACAGTATTCTTTAAGTCGCTGTGCTATTCGGGTTTTTTCTTCCTTTACCATGGTCGGTTTATTATTGTTGTTACTGATTAGGTTGCTAATGAATGGATAGTTCTGAATGGAGATTTAGAAAATATCAAAGTTTTCAGGGTCTTCCTCCTGCCACCCCGTGGGCATGTTCGGCGTGGGTTCCACGGTTTCATACTCTACATCGGCAATGGCTGCCTGGCTCATGCGCTGCTGCGCCGCGGGTAACTTATGCTGTCCGTGGCTGTCGGTCAACAGCAGGCGGCTTAACAGCAGGGCGGTTTGTCGTTCGTTGTCGGCTATCATGCGGTCGACTGTCTCATACGCGCCGCTAATCTGCTTCGTTACGTGCCCTTCCAGCTCTTTGTTAAACGTCCTGACGGCTTCCAGCTGGGCAGCGTCGCCCTCTTTGCGGTCGGCCAATGCCATAGGCTGCACATACTTTTCACGCAGCATATAACGGCGGCTGCCGTCTTCGTTCACTGCCAGCACTTCGCTTAAATCGTCGGGGTCAAAGCGCACCTGCCATTTTTCCCCGGCGTGCTCTCTGAACGTCAGATCCCAACAGTCATAATCACGCTTTGCGCCTAACAGTGTGGGGCGAAGTCCCGACCCCTCCAGGGCGTTGGTGAAGCCGGTGGTCTGCCCGAAGTAAAGCAAATAATTTTCTTTCGATAGCGGCAGGCGTTGTTCATCGGTTAGGTTGGCATACAGCTGCATAAATTGCGCCCGCTTGCTGGCGCGCTCATAGGCCATAATCTGGTGGATCTGTTCGCGCACCCCCTGCTCGTCGGGGAACATGTGGCGCAGCTGGTTCAGTGCTTCGCTGTTCGGCTGCTTTTTCGGGTCGGTGGTCACGCCGTAGCCGCTCCAATTGTCAAACTTCTGGCAATATGTTGTGTTCAGGTAGCCGAAATATGGCTCCACGGGTTTAGCCTTTGCGTTCTTCACACGCGCCGGGGTCAGGTGCTTTGCCATGACGTTGTAAAGGTCGGTCATGGTCTTTATGCCGTAGTGGTCACATTGTATCTGATTGCTCCGAAGCATCACCCCGGTAAGTTCGCGGCTGTGGCGCGCAGCATCACGCAGGGCTTCGGCTATTAGCGCGGGGGTTTCGTGGCTCCCTATGGCGTAGCCTATGGGATAGCCGCAGCAGGGGTCGAGCACCACTTCCAGCGTCAGGCGGTTGTGGTAGGTAGTTGTGCGGTGGCCCTGCTTGTCTATGTTCGTTTGCTGAAACAGCAGCTCGCATGTCCAACCGTCAAGCGACCACATCAAGAACGGCGCGGTCGGCTTGCTTCGCTTCACCTGCATACTCCGTTCATTGCGGAAATTCGACGCACCACGGCGGGCGGCGGCTGTCACCAGGTCGCATTTTTCACGCCACACACCCACTGCGCTGGCTGAGATCTGCGGCCAACCTTTCACGTCGGCCACCAGGTTGTAACGTCGGGCCACCTCCGTGTCGGGCAGGTTATTGTGGTGAGCCAAAAGCACCTTAATGGCGGCCTGCTGTTCCTCGTCAAGCACTTTTGCCGCGTTCTTATTCTGAAACTTCCGGCTGATCATACATTCATAACCGACCTGCTGAAATTCAGCGTATTTCATGCGCAGACGGCGCGGGCTTTGTGGCAGGCTGTTAGGCCAGCGGTCACACAGGCGGGGCAGTGCTGCCGCGGCTTTTGCCCAAAATTCGCCGGCGTTTACTCTGGCTTTGCTCTGACGCATGCGGTGGCTGTTAGCGCGGTCAAGCATCCGGCCGAACGCCCGAAGTATGGCGCAGTTATTGGCATACTCGCTTTGCTTTTCGGTCGATAGGTGCCGCCCGTCGCTCAACACGTAGTCGGCAAAATACTGCATGGCTTTGCCGTCCGGCTCCACACTCTCCACAAATGGCCGGCTTTCGGCCTGCTCTTTTAAGTCGGGCCAACGGCGGTAAACTTCTGCTTTATACTGCACCGGCAGGCTTTCAACCACGTATAACGCGCTGGTGCCGTAACAGGCGCGCCGCACCTGTTGCAGCTGCCCACGGTGGCGCAACTGCTTGACGGTAGCTGCCGACATTATGCCGTCGGTCAGCTCTGCGTGGCTTATACATAATGCACTGTTATACATTTCCATGGTGCCGCCTGCTTAAATGGTTGCTTTGCCGCCGCACAGGGCGAGGGCCTCGTTATGGATTTCTGAAAATTGCGACAGCGCTATGCCGTCCCAGCTCTTTACCACTTCGCCACGCTTCAACAGCTCCACGCGCCCGGTCTTCTTGTTGGCCTCAATGAGCACGTCATTGGGGAAATACTGACGCAGGAACCCGTCAGCGTCGTGCATGGTCTCCATGGCCGGCGTTAGCATCAACAGCACGCCGCCGTTAAGCTCCGCCGCCCGGCGTATGCGCTGGCTCTTCGGGCTGTTGTCTCGGTACGCCAGGGCGCGCCATACGCTAACCTTGGTCGTCTTGAATGTCTTTACAAGCATTTCACGGGT